TATTCATCCGCGACCGCCGGACCGCTATAACCGCACTCATCGCCGCGATAGGTCCAGGTGCAGGTGTTGGCCAGCATGATACGTCCCGGAAAAACAGCGCCGTCCGTTTCCGTCGGCGTGGCCAGTACAAAGGAGGCACTCACCGCGCTCAGTTCGCTGCACTGCTCGATGCGCCAGCGGCTGATCACCTCCTGCTCCGGATCGGCGTCGCTGTTTCCGTTGACGAAGTTCACCGCATCCAGAAAACGGGCGTAAACCTTACGCCTGACCACCGTTCCGCCGACCAGACTCTGCATATCTTCCACCATACCGGTGACCATACCGTGCAGATTAGAGACTTTCAGTGTTGGTCTGGCACTGGCTCCTTTGCCGTTCATCTCAAATCCGCTCCCCTGAATGGGATACGGCTGATACTGCCGCTCCTGCCAGGTGACCGCCTCACCTTTTTCGTTCTGCTCATTACAGAAAAAATAACGTTCTCCACCGACCTCTGTCAGATCGATTTCCCAGAGCACGACCAGTGCGGATTGCTGCGATTTTGTACACTCATTAAGTGTTTGCGGCTGTAGATCCTGCATCAGTGAGTAACCTCTTCAAAGGTACAGCTAAAATCGGTATACATGGCATTATCCGAAATACTCCACTCCCTGCAGACAACCCGGACAGTTCTGTTGTATTTTGGTGGTCGCCATAAAAAAGCACGAACCCCGGCATGACGGGATAAAAAACTGTCCAGTGCTGCGCGGGAATATTCATCTGTGACACGAAATACCGGTTTAAACGTTTTCAGATCTGCATTCAGACCACCCGCCCTTCGCTGTTCATATCCGTCACCGAACTTTACCGTAATAACAGATGGCTTTCGTGTCGTCTCCATCCCCTCCCTGGGGAGCCACCTAAAAATTTTAAGTTCACCCACTCAACAATCCTCCATCCCGACGCGATGACTGCATAACTGACACAACCCTGCTGTCGATCAGATCCACCAGTCCCCTGGCTGAGCGCGCATCTATCTCGCCATTGCTCCCCTGATTCTGAATGCTGATGTGATACACGGGAGAATAAACAAATCCACCGCCACCATTCACATTGCCAATGGCTCTGACTCCAAGAGAGCCGTCCGCTGCCCGAGTCAGTGGCATGATAGCTTCAGGCCCGGCCTCGCCCATCAGCCCGGCACCTTTCGCAAAAGCAAAATACGTCGGGGTATCCACAATGGTGTTACTGTAAGCACTCAGATTTGCCGATGTATAAACACCACCTTTTGCGTTTGCCACTGCACCGGAAAGCCAGTCGCCGACTGTACCAAGCCATCCTCCGGCACCGGACATGCTTTTGGAAAGTGACTTCAGCCCGTTAACGATGGCAGCGTTCATCAGAATTTTTGAAACTTCCCGGAGAACTGAACTCCCCCAGTTTCTCCAGTCCACAACATTTCCGGCCAGTGCATCGGAAATATTTGATACCAGCCCGTCCATAGTGGAAACGACAGCATCTGCCGCCTGCGAAGCATAATCGGTGGCACTGTCTGCCCAGTTCGTCAGTCCCTCCTGGAGTCCGGCATTCCAGTTACTGCGTAAAGCATCAGCCTTTGCATAATAATCCTGCTGATCGCTGAGACGCTCTTCCAGATATTTTTCATTCAGAGATTTTTCCTGTTTCCACAGGGCTTCTTCAATTTCTCCGGCCTGATACTGTCTCAGTAGCTCGTTATTTTTCTGCTCAAACTCCTGCCGGATGCTCCACATTTCCTGAAGTCGTTCACGCATCCGTGAGCCTTCACCATATCCCAGTAACTGAGCCTCATTTGATGCTCTGACACTGGCATTACTGTCCGCCAGACTGCTCTCATACGCAGCAAGCTGCTCACGAATCTTTTTCTGGTCGATGAGTGCTGCATTCTGCAAAAGAGTTTTTTTCTGCGCTTCTGACAGGGTTGATAATTCGCCCTGGCTGACCTGATATTTCATCTTAGCCAGTTCAGTATTCTGCCCTGCCAGTGCTATTTGCTCTTTTTGCTGTTTAATCAGTCGCTTATAAGTATCTTCTGTTTTTTCCGCTTCGGTCTTTTTATGCGCTTTGGGTTTATTTGCCTGGTTATTTCGCCATGCATCCAGTGAGTTATTTATATAATTCAGTCTTGCTGTCTGATACGCCTCTCCCACAAAGCCGAGATCATCCGCAGCATAACCCAGGCGGGCACGCTCACGGGCTTCCCCCTTCAGGCGGGACAGAGCCAGTTCGCGCTCGCTGTTATTCAGTGCGGTCTGCTGTTTATCATCCAGGGTTGCCTGTGGTAGCCGTAACGGTACATTCACCAGCCCCTGTCGCTGCTGAAGTAATTCATTACCGAGCCCGAGAAGGCGATTAAACTCGGTATGCTGCCCATTCATGATCAACAGGGACTGATACGCTTTGTTTTGTTCCGCTGCCTGTTGACGGATCAACGCCACCCGTCGCTCCTCCAGCCCGGCAAGCACATCCTGAATGGATTGCGCTTTGCCCTGCATTTGAGTGAGGCGAGACTGTTCAACTGCCAGTTGATTTGTTGCTTCTGCAAGCCCTTCTGTGACAGTTTTAACCGACGTCATGTGGTTAATCATAAAACCGTTATCGGTTGTCCAACCCGGATTTGCCAGCACATACTGATAGCCAGCAATTTTTTCCTGTAAGGATTTAATCTTACTTTTCTGCTCGTCAATTAACCTGTTTTGCTCCTTCAGTGCCTGTCGCGTCTTTTCCTCATTATCTGACGCTTCAGGAAGCGACATTGCCGACGTTTTCTGGCGAATTTCGTCGATTGTTGCGGCATACTGGCGTGCAGATTCTCTGGCCTGCTCCTGATTCTGATACATCGTGTACCAGGCCGCAGCCCCCAGCATGACAAGCCCCGGCACACCACCAACCAGCCCCAGCGCGCCACTTAATAAACGACTCCCCACTGACGTAACATTATTCAGCGTTGTCTGTGCCGCTGTTCTGGCCGCAATATTACGGGTAAGTGACGCCTGGGCAGCTGTCAGCTTCGCTTCTGCTGCGGCCTGCCTTTCGGTACCGCGAGCAGCAACAACCGCCTGTTGCGCACGATAAACCGCCGCACGCGCCCTGGCGGTTGCTATCTGTGTCCCCCGAAGTTGCACTTCAGCAAGAGCCACTTCGTTTCTGGCTGCAGTAATTAATCCGGCAGTTGCAGATCCAGCAGACGACGCCATATTGCCAAAATATCGGGCTACCCCGACGGCAACCAGAGCACCGGCAGCGGTTGCCACGGTGTCAATATTGCCTGCAATACCATTCAGCACACCGGAGAGCGTCTTCGTCACTCCGCTTGCCTCGTTCGCACCACCAACCCAGGCCATAAAGGCGTTTTCAACTTTGGTTGCAGAGGATGAAACCGTATCAGGCATTGCCGCATATTCATCACGTAATGCCCCAAGCTGACTAATCAGTGCAGGAACAACCTTATCGGCGGTCAACTTTCCGTTATCCGCCATGGCCTTCAGATCCTTACGGGCAACTCCCATTCCCGCAGCCAGAGCACGAATAACACGATCGCCACTCTCATTCACCGAGTTAAACTCTTCACCGCGCAGCACTCCCTGCGCCAGAGCCTGACTGAACTGCGTGATCACCGAACTGGCTTCTGCTGTACTGGCACCGGATAATTTCAGGCCCGTGGAGATCGCCTCGGTGACTTTCAGTACCTCCTCAGAACTGTAACCATACTCCCGCATGGAAGCTGCAGAGCGGGCAAAAAGGCTGGCGTTATCAGAAAAAGCCGTCCCCGTTCTCTGGCTGATCGCCATTAATTCACGCTGTGATGACTGAAAATCATCACTGGACTGTGAGGCCTGCTTCAGACGGGCATTTACTGAATTCCACTCATCGGCGAGAGAAATAAGATGACCGGTAGCAAAAGCCCCGGCAAATGCCCCCGCCATGTTCAGTGCCGAAGATTTAGCTGTATTTATCTGATCCGTCACTTCTGCCAGTGCACGCCGCATTTCATGGGATACAGCAGCGGACTGTCGGCCTCCGTTCTGCATGGTACGGTAGTAATCCTGCCCCATACGCGAAGCCCGGGAGATCTCTGACTGGAATGACCGGGAATTTGCCGAGATTTTAATAATCAGTTCACGTAATGTCGCCACACTCACTCTCCGGACGAAAAAAAACCGCCGAAGCGGTTATGTTGACTCACTGAGACACGGTTAAAAGCGCGTTTTCCAGTCCGGCAAATGGATCTGAGGCGCCTTCTGTCAGCTCTTGTTCCCACTGAAGAAGCGCGTCATTCAGTGGTACTTTGACACCCTGCGCACCGTAAACCGCAGAAACTATCTGGGCAGCCCGGATATCAGCCCGTTCGTCCCCCAGCGGGCTGAACCTGTCAAATTCTGCCCACATCATGATTTCTGATGCGGACATTTCCCGGCGTAATTCTGACAATGTGCGCCCCATCCTGAGCGCCAGCATCATCAGAAAACGCATCCCCGGAAGCGCTACTTTTTTTTAACCTCTCCGGCATCACTGATCAGTTCCAGTGACTGACGAAGAAGCCGCGCATGCACCGGGCCATACACGGCAATCACCTGTTCACGATCATCCTCTGAAAATACAGGTTGCAGTCCGGTATCACACAGAACATCGATGAACAGTTCAACATCCGCTTTCAGATTTCGGCGGGCGCGCTCCGCAACGGATAACGGTGTCTCATCATCTTTTGCTTTAACGATCTCCTGCCAGCGCAACCAGGCTTCTGCAGAAGGTTCCCGTAACACAACCGTTGCCCCTTCCCATTCAGGCACATCAACAGTTTTATGGCGAAACCCCGACATCGTTGCCAGTGCCAGATTACGGATATTTTTAGTCATCACATCTATCCTCATTAACTGACGGTAACAGTGCAGGAAGTGGAGGTCACCTTGTTAACAGGGCTTGCTGAATCAGAAATCTCGCAGGTATACGCACCGGCATCACCGGATACTGCGGATGCCTTACTGAACGTTGCCGCCGTCTGTCCGGCAACAGGAGAACCACCTTTCTTCCAGACATAAGAATAAGGCGGCACACCACCGGCAGCCTCAACCACCATTTCCAGTTTATTGCCGGTAGAGACTTTCAGCGTACTTTTTAAGTCAAGCTTAACTTTCAGCAACTGTGTGGTCAGCACAGGCTTACCTTTCAGGCGAAGGGAAAATGTGGCAGCCACCACGCCGTTAGTACCTGCAGACCAGGTATGCTGACGCACCTCTGCCATAAAGGTAAATCCGTTGCCTGACGGAAAAATAACTTTAAAGCCATACGTGGCGTCATTGTCATAGGCACTGCGCAACGCGTTCTGGGCAGCATTGACATAAAAATTTCCTGACATGGAAATCTCTGAAGCAGCCCCAAGACCGTTGATATTCTCCTGCTCAACAGAACACAGCGTGGTGACGTCAATGTCCTGTTTCTGCCCGGCGGTAAACTGAACCTCTTTAATCGTACAGCTCAGTTCAAGAAAACTGGCAGAATCCAGTGTTTCTTTCCTTACCGGTACGGACGAAATCATAATTTTCGTCAGTTGCGAACGTTCAAAATTCGAGGGCATACTCGTCTCCTGAAAATAAAAAACCCGCCAGCGGCGGGTGGGTAAAATCATTAACGACCTCAGGCTATTACCTGAAATTCAAGCGTGGCTCTGCTCAGACGGGAATCAGGATCATAACCCTGCGTTTTAGAAATAACGGAGGGTGCAAGTTGCCTTACCGCATCAAGCGCCTGCTCACGGATATTATCTGCGTCATCAGGTATCCTTGCCCAGACATCGATCTGCACGGTAATTCTGGATTCAGCCTGACCATCAAGCACATCAGATGCGGTATCAGACACCACAGAAAACACCAGCCACGGCGGAGATACCGCAGGCTTTCCCTCCGTCAGCGGGACCACATAAGGGTAAACCTGTCCTCCGGCCAGCTCAGAGAGCCGGGAATACAGTGCGGCCTCCCTCATTTACTTAATACCTCATCAATAGCCTGATTCATTCTCTGTATGGCAACCCGTGCCGCCAGTTCCTCAGTCGTATCAAACGCCGGACGAATGAACGGATGTGCGGGCATATTTACCGTGCCCAGTTCGACAAAGCGCCAGTAAAACGCATTCCGGGGATCGCTGGCTTTCATGCTGTTATCACTGTTTCCGGTTCGCAGGTTCCGTCCGCGAATGTGGACACCCGAGATAATTTCCCCCCGACGCTTTGAACGCTGAGTGAGAACAACCACATTTTTCTTCAGTTTCCCGGTTTGCTCCGGCGCACGTTCAACAACCGCATCCCGCATAATTTCAGCACCGGCACGGGTGGCATCGCGCAGTACCTTATTGTTTTCTGCCCTGCTGAGCGTCTCCAGATCCCGTGCAATATCTGCCAGGCCGGAAAAATCAAGACTGAAATCCATCACACATTCCCCTTCTGAGAGCAGAGTATTTCAATCCGGGTGGCACGTGCATCCGGTATCGGCGGACCGTCTATACTCAGAATCGCTCCTTTGAATGCACCAGTCAGCACTTTCAGACATGAAGTTGCTGTCACATCGCGCCGGAATCTCATCCAGACTCTCACGGTAGCCTGAGCGGTTTCCGCACCGCCCGATATACGTTCCCGTCCACTGATCCCTTTAACCTCTGCCCATACGGTGGCTCCCTCCGTCATCGTCTCCACCGGGTGCCCTGACGGAGAGCGAACGGTGGTGGCATTCAGAATAACCACACGATCGCGTAATCTTCCCGCCTGCATGGCTCCTCCTACAAAGGAATAAAACGATAAGGCTCCAGAAGAGAGGAAAAACCAAACGGTATGGGAGCCTTGCTGACATCTGAGGAATTTTCCCGGTTTTCGTACCAGTGCCCGACCAGCAACATGAGCGCCAGCAAAACATCATCAGCAATAAGCACCCCTTCAGGATCATCCTCCGGCACCGTCTCCTCATAGAGCTTACGGTTGATAAAGTTTTCTGCCTTACGACAGGCAGCCCGGAAATACAGCATCAGTAACTCATCATCAGTTGCATCATCTGTATCAATACGGCACTGCGTCCTGAGTTTTTCCACTATTGCTGCCATCAGAAACTCCTGCCCGCAACACTGTGCGGGCATAAAAAAACCGCGTCGGCGCGGTCTGTAACTGAACAACGTGTGGTTATTTGCCAGTGAGCGCCTTGATGGCTGCCACATCTTCCAGCACACAGTCAAAACGATGGAAAGCAAGAAATGCTACCTGATCAAACTCAGCATAACGCTCAACCAGACGTTTCAGCTCCATATAAGTAACGCGGCGAATGATAAAGCGGTTGAAATCCCCCAGGAAAATGAATTTTTTCCCGGTACCAATCCCGTCAATAGCCTGATCAATAACATAAGGGATCCCCAGCACAGTAGCTGGCGTACCGCCTGCAATATCCGGAAGCCATAACGGGCGTTTCTGTCCATCCTCCATCTGTTCAATAGTCTGCAATGTGGCATCATTGAATGCCCAGCGGTATTTCGGCCCACCACGATATGCCGGATCAATGGCATGTTTCAGGGCATTCATTTCTTTCCAGGTGAAAGCGGCAGAAGCTGCAGTCTGGATGGTTCCCGTCACCGACGCTGCCAGCCCTTTTGGCTGTAACGGTGATCCCGTTCCGGTCCCCTGAACCAGATATTTTGCCTCTCCACGACCAATACGCTGGGCAATACGGTTTGCCAGATAAGATTCAATATCCACCCCACTGTCCTGGAGCAGCTCATTGGACACACGAATTATTTTTGATGACAGCTTTTTAGCCCCCAGAATAGCAGTCCCGAACGTCACATCCTGCTCCGTTGCGGCTGTATTTTCCGCCAGCAGTTCGCCCTCTTCAGTCGTGCCGTCAGACGTTGACCAGGTGATATCCTGCCCGGTTGATGTGGTCAGAAGTTGTGCCACACCGGCAATCCCGCCATAAGCCTTCATGGCGTCAATGATTTTGTTACGCATCTGCGTGGGCACCGTATATCCGCCCTGAGAATCCGTTGTTACACCCTGAGCCCGCAGTTCACGCATCAGATTACGCTCTTCAGCATTCAGTTCTGCAAATCCGGCACGCAGAAAACGGTTAAATGCCGCAGCACGCTTCTCTTCCATCGCCTTTTTCCCGTTCTCCGCCTCATTATTCTGGCGCTCTTCCGGCCCGGACTCATCCACATATGCCTGATCCTGACGGCGCAACTCTTCTTCACGGGCGATTTGCTCATCCAGCGCATCCAGCTCAGCTTTCGCCCTGTTCCACTCTGCCCGTTGCTCATCAGTCCATGCGTTATCACCAATTTTTTCATGCAGTGCACGCATATCCTTTGCAATGGTGTTTCGTTTTTGCCTCATCTCATGAAGTTTCATCGTCAGTAGTATCCTTATGCATTAAGAAGGGTCAAAAGGCGCTCACGCGCCATTCGTTCATTAACAGCTTTCTTCAGCGCACCACTCGCCCGCGCTTCCTGCCAGGCTTTCATCGAGCGAACGCCAGATTCTGCCTCCTGATAGGCCGCATATGTCACCGGGCTGACATCAAACAGGCGGGAAAAGCGGGTTATCTCGCGAATAACAACCCCGTCCTCATCCTGATACCACTCCTCGCCGTCACGGGCGACACGGAAAGCGAAAGATGACTGGTTAATATCTCCGCGTTGCATCGGGGTCAGCACCAGGTCACGAATGGTCTGTGTCTCCGGAGCCTGGATGTCATAGCGCAATCCACGTTCATCAACTGAAAGATTCAGCGTGCCTGCTGCACTACGCCCAAGAATAAAATTAGGATCGTGGTTAAACAGTGCGCGTACATCATCACCAAGCACATCGTCAAAAGCGCCGGGCCGGATGATTTCGCGGAATGAACCGAATATCAGCTCAGAACGACTGTCAAACACCGATCCATAACCGATAATGTGCGCCGGGTTATCGTCATGCTTCTCAGCACGCACCTCACCGCTGTAACAACGGATTTCACGGTCATTCATCGTCCTTTTCCTCTTTGCCTTTCGTATCTTTAAAGTTATTCAACGGATTTGCTGCATTTACGCTGACCAGCATTTCATCCAGACCGTCAACCGGGTTCATGTCCTCAAATGCCCTGGCTTCATTCCGGCTCATCCAGCCATCTGTAATGGCAAAGTGATAGAACTGCGCACGCTCCTGTGGGGTCCCACGGAGCAACCCCGTGAGGTTGAAACGAACGTAATACCCGGCAGCCCGTTCTGTACGGGTAAACAGGCGGCGGTTAAGCTCCTGCTCCCAGTTCGCAACCCAGGGCATCATCGTGTAGCGAACAAACTGAATCGCCTGCTGTGTAATATTCGAAAACGTGGCTTTTTCCAGGTCATTAATCATGTGCGCCGGGACATTAAAAATCCCGGCAATCATCGACCTGTTCAGTTTGGTCATATCAATGATCTGAGCATCCACCGGTGAAACTGTCAGAGCACGGTAATCCAGTTGCGCGGGCAGGAGCATAGTTTTATTTTCCTGACTGCGAAGCCCTGTCACCGCCCGCTGCCACATATTTTTAAGCCTGCTCCAGCTCTGTTCGTTCAGTTCATTTTTCACAGAAATAATACCGGCAGGACGCGCGTTACCATTAAAAAAGGCACTGGTATACTGCTGGCCGCTCATCCCCATGCCAATGGTTTCAGCATGCTGCATGATCGGACTCAGTCCCATTTTCTGATTGTTTCCCAGTGCCCTGATATGGATCATGTCGTCCGGACTTACCGCAAATGCGCCCTCTTCGTTATACACCCCGTAGGTATGACGCCCACCGGTGTTAAGTAACGTGGTTTCCCATGGCATACAGCATTCAAGACTGGTAACCTCGCCACGACGATTACGTTTTACCCACGTATAACCATTGCCCCACCCCAGCACATGACGCTGCTTCAGTTCCCGCCACTTATAGCTGGTCTGCCAGGCATTCGGTTCATCATGAACGAGCCAGAACAACGGGTGATCGCGTGCCGGATGAACCTGGTCATCCGTTTTTCGCATCACATGCAGGGGCATCTGAGCCACACTGGATGAAATAACATAAATACAGGCATAGACAGCAGCCAGCTTCATGGATGTTTCCGGACTGACATACACATCCCGGGCAAAAATATTATCCGTCTCAGCTGTCTCTCCGGTTACCGGAACCGAGGGATTTTCCAGAGGTTCACTGCGAAACAGAGCATCAAGAAGCATGTTTTCTCCTCATGGACACCACCAGTGCATAAAGCAGTAACAAACAGCCGGACAGGATCAGAGACGCTGGCAGACCTGCATACAGATAAACGCCAGCAGTGAGCAGACCGAAACCGATCAGCCCGGTCATATCAGTAATAAGCTGTTTCACAGAATTAACAGGTCCTCATCAGGATCAAGCGTGGACAGAAAGTCATTCACGTCCCCGCCATTTACCAGAAGGCGGCTCATGGCTGTAAAAAGCGCAACAGGGCCGTCGATTTTGGCTTCCGGCGTGCATTTATTCGGGAAGATATTGTCGTTTTTGTCCGGTTTCACCGTAACGTTAGACATCATCCAGTTCATGACCGGGTGATTGCTGTGATGGAAACGCCCGGCATAGACCAGTGATTCCGTTTCCTTCATGGCCTCTGACAGATTGCGAACCGTCTGCGGAACCTCCACCAGCGGTATCCCTTCTTCAGCCAGTGCCAGGCTGAACTGCATCGCGCTCCACGGGTCAAATCCCAGTTCCCTGAGGTTTTCACCACCAGTCCATTCCAGTAAGTCACTTTTTATCTGGCCATGATCGATAACATCACCATCCGTCAGAATCAGCTTATCCATCTCCGCCCACTTCCGGTAAAGTTCTGCCTGCTGCCGCGAGCATCGTTCCAGCCGTCCTTCCGGAAGCCAGAATTTAAAATCGGCATGAACATGCCCGTTATCCGTTCGCCAGAGTTTTGCCGCTGCACAGATATCAATCTTATGAGCAAGGTCAACGCCGACCCACATGGGATATGTTTTCAGCTCATGTCGTGGAGCAATATATTCGCACTTCTCCCACTTAATCATGTCCATCCAGGCTGATTCGGCAGTGACCCACACATTCATGTGTTTGGTAAAAAAATTCACCCGCGCAGAGACCTGTTCTTTCGCTTTTTTCGCCAGGCGACGCAGATCATCCCAGCGTTTACAGATGCCCAGGCCGGGATTCGCTTTCTGCCAGACCGTTTCATCAAACGGATCATCTCCCTCATCGAGGGTGTAAATAATCGCAAAGTAGGAGTCGTCTTTTACCGCGCCCTCCACGTCGCTGTTATAGCCACGCAATACCTTGATGGCGTAATCACGCTGCTCGTAACAAATCCCTTCCTTGTTAAACCCTGCCGTGGTGATACCAAATAAAAGGGACTGCAGACGGGCACCGGTTGCCGTTTCCAGAACGTCCCACACGTCACGGGTTTTATGTGCATGCAGCTCATCAATAATGGCGCAGTGGATGTTCAGACCGTCCAGATTGTTTGCATCCGAGGAAAGCGGCTCAAATTTTGATGCGCTCTGCTCCTGGTAAATCGCCAGCTTGTTGAAATCAAACAACCGCCCGAGTGTCGACCGGGCTTTTCTGACCATATTTTTGGCGTCTTCAAACACAATTCTGGCCTGATCACGCGTGGTTGCGGCTGAATAAACCTCAGCACCGCCTTCACCATCTGCCCCCGTCATATACAGGCCGATACCCGATGACAGGGTTGATTTTGCGTTTTTACGGGCGACTTCGTTGTACGCCGTCCGGAACCGGCGCACCATCACCGGGCGTCCGCTGCCATCGCTGCGCATGACAACTTCCCCGGTCTCTTCATTCACCAGCGGAATGACAAAACCAAAAATATTAATGAGGATAAATACATGCCAGTCCATCAACTCAATGGGCTGGCCTGCCAGCGCCCCTTTCACATGGGGCACAAATTTGTAGAAATTCAGGATGTGCTGCGCACGGGGTTCACTGAAATAAATCCCCCGCTCTTCGCCGTACTTCAGATCATCAAGAAAACGCTGGCAGGCTAGGCGGACAAATTCGCCAGCAACAATTTCTCCTGCAACAACACGTTCGGCGTAGCGGATCCCGTCAGCCACTTTTGCCATCAGTCTCTCGCTTTTAAAAGCTCCGCCAGCAGATCAACATCATCCGGTCCGGCGGTATTTACTTTCGCCCGGCTTGCCGGTGACATACCAAATTCTGCAAGCATCGCCCGGATCCGCTTCCAGGCATCCGCTTTCATCGCAGCAGCCGGGTGTGCCTTAATCAGCACATCACCGTTCTGCGTTTCCGTGCGGTAGGTATACCCCTCAACATCGAGTGTTTCGCAGTGATGCCGGTATTCGGTGTAGGCTTCCACCAGTAACTCGAGTGCACGCGCATCAAGCTGAGAAATGATCCCTTCCGCATTCAGTTCTTCCGCCATTCGCCTGAACCAGTACTTCCCCTGCGACCCTAAATGTTGCGGAATTTTAGGGAGACCTTTTTCATCCTTTTTAGCGGTTTTTTTTGGGTCTTTAACGGGGCGCTTTGAGGGGTTGCCTCGTATCAAATGCAGGCGTGGCGGGGTTTTCGGGGGTCCTGACATAATCGGTTTTACCTATCAATCATTTAATAACTTTCCAAAAAAAAGTTTTCGAACCTGCGGCGATGCGAGGAAAGGCAAGGCGGCGGTACTGAGCAGCCTGGGTTGCAGAGATTTGACCCGCCCCTCCCCTGCAGATGGGAGCTGTTATCAATTGATGCGTTCGCGCGCTGTTTTTGCTTTATGACAGGGCCAGCACAGACTCTGCAGGTTACTGTCTGCATCCGTGCCACCATGAGCTTTCGGAATGATGTGGTCCACAGTTCTGGCTTCAACAGCTCTCCCATTGCACAGGCAGTTCTGACACAGATGATTATCACGCTTCAGTATGCGCGCACGTATGGCATCCCATTTCGAGCCATAGCCACGCTGGTGGCGGCTCAGTCCGCGTTGATGCTGTACCCATCCTTCGCCACGATGTTTATCGCAGTAACCAGAACTGTCTGTGGTTGTACCTGCACATCCACGCTTACGGCAGGCGCGTGGGATTCGTGATGGCATAAATACCTCATACCCTGCGAAATGTTTACCACGATAAAAAGGCTACTTAATGCACTGAGTGCGGATATACTCCTGTGCCCCTTCCAGTTGCTTCTGCATCGTCATCAACCGTTCTCTGAGGGTGAAATAATCCCGTTCAGCGGTGTCTGCCAGTCGGGGGCTGGTTGCATTATCCACGCTGGTGGGTCCGGTGGCTTCACGCACGGCTTCGGAGCAACTGACATTGACCCGCAGGCGCTTACGACCAGCGGCAACATCAGCGCGCAGAGTTTCATTTTCAGCTTTCGCATTGGCTAAT